TGCGGTTATGCTCGCATTTGGCGATGGGAAATTTCTTAATATAATACGTGGGTCAGAGCCAAATGGCGACTGTTCCCCATTTTTGGGTACAAGTGCAAGCCTTGCATGGTTTATCTTATGCCAAATTTTTGCGCTAGTCTTTGCCTTGATTGCTGACGCAACTGCTTTTTCCCCAAGGCCTGGTTCATTGGCTGTAATTTGGCTTAAGGTATCAATGTTTCTTGGCGGCTGGTTATTTTTCTATTCCTTACTACTTGCAATTGCCGCAACATCCTCTGTTTTTTTTCTTTCCCGCATGTTTGATGACTTGCCAACAGACCCAGACTAAGTCGCTTGACTCCCGCCGTCCCCCCGTGCCATTCCCCGCATACAGCCTAATCCCCCTTCGCCCCTGACATCTGTCCGCGTTAGAGCGCGGCCCCAGCCGAAGTAATCTCGCCTCTACGGATGCGGCGTTTTGCCGTCATCAATTTCGCCAGCCTCCTTCTGGCCGTGCGCCAGGCCGTGAGGAGGATCGGAGAGAACCGTGGAGGCGACCATGCACCGCACCAATGCCCACGGGTGGCAGCTCATCAAGCTGGCCGAGGGCCTGCGCCTGCGGGCCTACCGCTGCCCCGCTGGCAAGTGGACCATCGGCTACGGCGATACCGGCCCAAACGTCCGCCCCGGCCTAACCATCACCGAGGCCGAAGCTGAGGAGCGCCTAGCGCACCGCCTGGCCTGGGAGTTCGAGCCCGGCGTGGCCCAACTGCTGGCAGTAAGCGTCACCGGCAACCAGTTCAGCGCGCTGGTGTGCTTCGCCTACAACACGGGGCTTGAGGCCCTGGCCGAATCCACCTTGCTGCGAAAACTGAACGCGGGCGACTACGCCGGTGCCGCTGCCGAGTTCCCGCGCTGGAACAAGAAGCGTGACGAAGCCACCGGCCGCATGGTTCCTGTGCTCGGCCTCACCACCCGCCGCGCGGCCGAGCGCGAGCTGTTTTGCACCCCTGGCGACGGGGAGCCCGCATGAACCTGCTGCGCCCATTCAACGCCGCACCCGCGCCGACAGAGGCCCACACCGCCCTGGTGCTGGCCGCCTTCATCGCCCTTGTGGTGTTTCAATCCATCGCCCTGGCCAAGGGCCAGGAGTTCAGCGCCAGCGCCTTTGGCGAGGCCCTGGGCATCATCCTTGGCGGCGGCGGCGTGGCCGCCCTGGGCCAAAGCTACCTCACCCGCGCGCGCGGCCAGCTGGCTGGCGGCAACGTCCGCCCGGCCAATCCAGACAAGTAGGAGGCACGTGTGAACCTGACCACCCTTACCGCAAAGCCAGGCCTCAAGCTGGCCCTGGGCCTTGGCGGCACGCTGCTCGTGTTGCTGCTCTGCCTGGCCTGCACCTACGGCGGCTACCGCCACGGCCACGCCACGGCCACAAACGCGGGCGATGCCAAATACGCCAAGCTGGAGGCCAGCATTGAGCGCGCCAACCGCTTGGTCAGCGATACCGCCCGGCGCATCGTGGACGCCGAGATCATCCGCCGCGACCAGTTGGCCGGAGACCTGGCCACGGCCCGCGCAACCATTGCGGCCCAGGGCCGTGCAATCACCAACCAAAGGATAGCCCATGCGTCGCACTCTGTTGCCGTTGCTGCTGGCCGCTGCACTTTTGGCCCTGGCTGGGTGGGGCTGTTCAATGAGGCCTGGGGCTTCGGCCTCGGTGATCCAGCCAGTGCCGCCCCCGCCCCCGGCCCTGACGGAGCAGCCGGGAGCGTTCCGCCCGCTCAGGCCGGGGAGTTTCGACAAGGCGGAGTGACGCCGGAGGACATTCAGGTGGTCAACCGCGACAACGCCCGCATCTGCCGCGACACCACGGCCAAGTACCTGGCCCTGCGCGAATGGGCGCTTGGCTTGCCCAAAACCACCAACGCAATGGAGGCTCAGTGAACCCCGATATTGCTCAAATCCTGCGTGTGCTGGGGATCATCGCCGGGATACTCCAGCAGCTGGGGGTGCCCGGCCTGGTGATGCTGCTCCTGGGCGGCCCGGCTGCCGTCCTCATCGCCGTGCTGGTCCTCAATTATTTCGCCCAGCGCAGGCAGGAGCGCGTGCTGGAGATGTACCGGAAGGACATGGCCACGGTCGTGGCGGAAGCCCAGACGGCTGCAGCAAAGCAGCTGGAAACCTACCGGGCGGATACCCTGTCCGTCGTGCGCGAGCTGGGCGAGAACCAGCGCCAGACGGCGCAGTTTTACCGCGACAACGTGGAGCTGGTGAAGGCCTATGCGCGGATGGCCAACGACCTGTCCGACCTGGTGGCGGCCAACGTGCAGGCGCTGGAGCGCCTGGCTGGGAAAATTGAGAACAACCTGTTTTGCCCTGTGGCGCGGGAACGCGCGCGCGGGCAGGCGTAGGAGGCGGCATGAGCGAGCGGACGCAGTACCTGGGGCAGCGCGTGGAGCTGCGCCAGAAGCGCAAGATTCTGGCCGTGGATGTGGAGGCCCAGCGGGACCGCCTGCGCGGGCTGCTGAGCCCCCTTGCGGAGCTTGGCGACCTCGACGCCGAGGGCATCCTGGATCAGGCCATGAGCCTGTCCCAGCGCCTCCAGGAGCTGCAAGCCCTGGACGCCAAGTTGGCCAAATTGATCGATATTTTGGGTGATTAGTTGAGGGCTTGTTCCATCACGGGAGACCGCAGCCTTCTCCTTCCGTGCCGTTCAGGAAGACCGGCGTAGTCATGAGAGCCCAGATCAGAGCGATAGCGCTGAGAGCATTTGGACCCATGCCAAGGAAGTTGAATTTAGCCATAGGCACCACCCCTTTTTGTGCAAGTTGCTTTGTCTCAACCGGCACGGAAGGAGGTGCTGCGGTGATCATCTCCACGGGAGTAACTCCCGTGATGGAACAAACACCTTACGTTAACCCTAGCTGAAGGAAAGTCAATATGGGCAAGGAACATCCGCCGGAGACCGTATTCCGGGCACAGGAGCTGTACTGCGTCGACCGCATGACCTTCGCCCAGGTGGCCAAGGCCGTGGGCGTGGCGGACTCCAGCGTCAAACGCTGGAGCGACACCTACGGCTGGCAGGCCAAGCGCGATGAAATAGCCCAGGCCGAAATGGACATCCGCGCGGACTTCATTTTGGCGCGCTCGCGCATGCTCAAGGCGCTCATGGAGAACAAGGACGCGCAGACCGGTTTCGCAGTGGCCAGCTTGGAAGGCCTGGCCATGAAGCAGGCCGAGGCCGTCCGCCAGGGCAGGCACCTTGAGAACGCCGCCGCCATCGCCGTGCAACCCCTGCGCGAGATCCGCACCGAGGCCGACGCCGTGGCCGCCCTGGAGGAGGCCCTGAACATCCGCATGGGCCGCATCCTGGCCAACCCGTCTCTGGTGGACCTGAAGACCGTGCGCGAGCTGCAGCAGGCCATGGCCTTGGTGCAGGGCATGCGTAAGGGCGAGGCCAAGGGCGCGGCGCGCAAGAAGGGGCTTACGCCAGAGACCACCGAAGCCATGCGCCGGAAGATCCTCGGGGTGGAGTCATGAGCATTGGCGGCGTCCTTCTGCCCTATCAGCAACGCTGGCTCGCGGACACATGCCGCGTCAAGGTCTGCGAGAAGAGCCGCCGCATCGGCCTCACCTGGTGCCAGGCCGCAGATGACGTGCTCCTGGCCGCGGCCGAAGGCGATGCGGGAATGGACGTGCTCTACATCAGCTACGACAAGGACATGACGCGGGAGTACATCGACACCTGCGGCTGGTGGGCCAAGCATTTCAACAACGCCTGTGGGGAGGTTGAGGAGTTTCTTTTTGTGGAGGAGGACCCCGAGGGCGACCGGAGCATCCTGGCCTTCAGAATTCATTTTGCGAGCGGCAAGGACATCGTGGCGCTGTCCTCAAGCCCCAGGGCCTTACGCGGCAAGCAGGGCCGCGTGGTCATCGATGAGGCGGCGTTCGTCGACCGTCTTGCCGAAGTGCTCAAAAGCGCATTGGCCCTGCTCATGTGGGGCGGCCAGGTGATCGTCCTCTCCACCCACAACGGCGAGGAGAATCCCTTCAACCAGCTCTGTGAGGATGTGCGCGCAGGCCGCCGCCCGTACAGTTTGCACCGCATTCCCTTTGCGGATGCCGTGGCCGAGGGGCTGTACAAACGCATCTGCCTTCGCACCAAGAAGCAGTGGAGCGAGGAAGGAGAAGCGGCCTGGGTCAAAGATACGCGCGCCTTCTATGGCGATGACGCTGAGGAGGAGCTTGATTGCGTGCCCGCGCGCGGCAGCGGGGCGTACCTGCTCCGCACCGTGGTCGAAGCGGCCATGCGCCCCGTGTCCATTCTGCGCTGGAGCCCGCCCGCCAAGGACTTTGTGGACTGGCCGGACCTGTTGCGCCAGGCCGAGGTCGAGGACTGGTGCAAGGCCGAGCTGCTGCCCGTGCTGAAGGAGCTGCCCGACCGGCCCAGCTGGCTGGGCGAGGACTTTGGCCGCCTGGTGGACCTTTCGGTGCAGTGGCCGCTGCAGCAAATGCAGGACCTTTCCCTGGCCACGCCGTTTCTGGTGGAACTGCGCGACTGCCCCTTCACCCAGCAGGAGCAGATCTTCAACTACATCTGCGACCGCCTGCCGCGCTTTAGCGGCGCGGCCCTCGATGCGCGCGGCAACGGCGCATACATGGCCGAGCGCGCCCGGCAGAAGTTCGGCGCGGCCATGATTGAGCAGGTGCAGGCAACCGAGGGCTGGAACCTGGAGCATTGGCCGCCGGTCAAGGCCGACCTGGAAGACCAGGCCCTGCTGCTGCCCAAGGATGCCGACGTGGCCGAGGATCTGCGCGCCGTGCGTAAGGTAAAGGGCATACCCAAGATCCCGGAAGCCCGCACCAAAGGCGGCGACGGCAAGAAGCGCCACGGCGACGCGGCCTCGGCCTGCGTGCTGGCGCATTTCGCGGCACGGAAGTTCGCGCCGGAGAGCGGCGTTTTTGAGGTGCTTTGCGGCGGCGGCGAGGTTGATAACCTTATGAGGGGGTTCCGCGATGGGCGGTCTGTGGATTACTGATTCCGAGTACATTGATTTCAGCGACGCCCAAGGCCTGCTGGGGGAAATCGCCACGCGCGACGCCGCCGGGCTGGCCAGCCTGGCCTCGGGGTGGCTTGGCGTGCTGCCCGACCCGGACCCTGTGCTTCGCAAAAGCGGCGATGACGCCCGCGTGCTGGAGGCCCTCAGCGCCGACTACAAGGTTACGGCCAGCATGCAGAGCCGCAAGCTCAAGACGCTGCTGCGCGGCGACTACGGCTTTACGCCAGGCGCAATGCCAGGCCAGGAGCCCACGACCGGGGCCAAGGCCATGGCCGACGCCCTGGCGCGCGACCTGGAGCGCGTGGACATTTACAACACCATCGCCCAGGTTCTGGAAGCGCCCTATTTTGGGTTCACTCCGGTGGAGATTCTGTGGCGCGCGGATGGCGGACGTTTGCGGGTTGCCGACCTGGTGCCGCGCCCGCGCGACTGGTTCGGCTTTGGCGACAAGGGCGAGCTGCTCTTTGTGGGCGCGCTGGGCGTGCCCCAGGCCGTGCCCGCGCACAAGTTCATCCTGGCCCGGCACTTCCCCACCTACGCCAACCCCTATGGCCTGCGCCTGCTTTCGCGCTGCCTGTGGCCGGTCACGTTTAAGCGGGCGGGCATCGAGTTTCTGATGCGCTTTGCAGAGCGCTTCGGCCAGCCCTGGGTGGTGGGCGAGGCCCGGCCAGGCGCGCAGCGCCCGGAGCGGCAGGAGATGCTCTCCGGCCTGCGGAGCATGGTGCGCGAGGCCGTGGCCGTGGTTTCCGGCGGCAGCAAGGTGCAGATAGTGGAGTCCTCGGGCAAGGGCGAGCTGCAAAGCAAAATCGTCACCATGTGGGACGAGGCCATAGCCGTCATGCTGGAGGGGCAGACCCTCACCAGCCAGGTGGGGGAGCACGGCTCGTATGCCGCCGCCAACACGCATTACCAGGTGAGCCAGGACTTTGCCGACGCGGACAAGGTGCTTGTCCGGACCTTCTTCAACGATCTGGCTTGGGCCTATGGCCAGGTCAACGCCTTGGGCGAGCTGACCCCGGTGTGGGACTATGTGGACCCGGACGATCTGCGGGCCAGGGCGGACCTGGGGACCAAGCTGCATGGCCAGGGCGTGCGCTTCACCCGCACCTATTTCGAGCGGCGCTTCTCCTTGGCCACGGACGAGTTCACCATTGCCGCCACCCCGGCCGATGGAGAGAACAGCGGGGTAGCGCCCGGCTTTGCGGAGCCGGAACCTGCACAGGCGAAACCCGCCGCGTCGCCGCGCCTGTCGCCCGGCCAAAGCCGGGTGGAGGCGCTGGTGGCTGAGGTGTTGCCTGCGGGCATATCCGCCGTGGGCGGCATGGTGGACGCCATTCTCAAGATCGTTGCAAAAGCCGAAACGCCGGAGGACCTCCAGCTGCTCCTGGCCGAGGCCATGCCGGAACTTGACGCCTCCGGCCTGGAGGAACTGCTGGAGACCGCCCTGTACGCGGCGGACATGACTGGCCGCTTCACCGTGCGCCAGGGCGAGGCCTAACATGCCCGACGCCGCAGGCTTGGACGCTGAAAAGCCTGATGCCTTGGCCCTGCCCCCGGCCGAGGCCTTGCGGTACTGGCAAAGCCGGGTGCCCATGACCAAGGCCGAGTACGAGGCGGCGGGCGCGGAGGCGAAGCAGCGGGCCGTGTACGTGGGCGGCCTGGCCAAGGCGGACCTGGTGCGCGAGGTGTTCGAGTCTATGCACCAGAGCCTGGCCGACGGGACCAGCTTCGAGGCCTGGAAGCGGGACATCGGCCCCAGGTTGCAAAAGGCCGGGTGGACGGGCGCAAGCCCCCACCGGCTGGAGACCATCTACCGCACCAACGTCCAGAACGCTTACATGGCCGGGCGCTATGCCCAAATGCAACGCGCCGTGAAGCTGCGCCCGTTCTGGCAGTATTCCGCCGTGAACGACTCGCGCACGCGCCCGGCGCACCGCGCCTTGCACGGCAAGGTCTACCCGGCGGACCACGCGTTCTGGGGCACCTGGTATCCGCCCAACGGCTTCCGCTGCCGCTGCACGGTCAAAAGCCTGTCCGAGCGCCAGGTGCGCGCGCGCGGCCTGGAGATCGAGACCGAGATCCCCACCTCCCTGGACGAGGCGGCGCACGGCATCCCTGGGTTGGGCACCGTGGCCATCGCCCCGGACAAAGGCTTTTCGGGCAACGTGGGCAAGGACTGGTGGGCCGGGCTTGCGCCGGAACAGGTCGCGACGCCAGCCCCTGGCAAGGGCTCCCTCCGCCTGCTTTGCCCCGGCAAGGGCTATGCGGACGGTCCCTCCTGCTGGATATCCACCAGAGACATAGCTGCGCGGCACGTGCTGCCCGTGGCCAAGGGCGACCTGCTGCCTGCTGGCTTGAGCCAGGCAGAGTACATCAAGGCCTTTCTGGCGGAGTTCGGCGTGCCCTTTGGGGCCAGCAAGGCCATCCGCCTGCCCCACGTGGCGCACCCGCTGGTGATCAATGACAGGCTGTTTCTGGACAAGGCCAGCGGCGAGTACAAGGTGGCCAAGGAAGGGCGGGAGCGCTACGTGCGCCTGTTGGCCCGCACCATCCTGAACCCGTTTGAGATTTGGCAGTACCCGACGCGCCTGGGCGACCGCATGGTGCAGGCGTTGAACCTGATACGGCTGTTCGCCGGGGAGGACGGCAAGATCGGCGGGTTTGGCGTGTTCCGCCTGTACGGCGGCAGGCAGTGGAGCGGCAGCACGGTGTTTCCGCCCAAGGTGCTGGGGCGCGAGCAGGACATGCTGCGCTACCTGGACGAGCAAAGGCGCAAGGCATTGGACGCGTCCGGACCGGCGGCGCTCATCTACCGTGAGCCATAGAGCGCAAAAAAACCCAGTAGTCCTGGGCCGACTGGGTTGACGACACCCTTGCTTACGACCCCCGCCCAGGCGAGGTTCAGGGTACGCCGTCAAGAGTGAATATAGTCCCACGGTTTTCACCCGTCAAGCGCCCCCTCGAATCACCCCCATATTTCCCATCCGATCATGTATTCTCGCCGGTTGCCGGGGCAAACTCGACCCATGAACTGGATCGAAGTTTTCCGCACCGGCACCCACACCGACTCCTCCGGCACGTCGCGCTCGTTCTCCGCCCAGGACCTGGACCGCATGGTTGCGACCCTGGACCCCAAGCGCCACGAACCCCCGCTTGTGCTCGGCCACCCACGCACCGACGCCCCGGCCTTTGGCTGGGTCAGCGGCCTGAAGCGTAGCGGCGACGTCCTGCTCGCGAGCTTCCGCGACGTGCCCGACCAGGTCAGGGAGTGGGTCGCCAGCGGGCGCTACAAGAAACGCAGCATCAGCCTGTACCCCGACGGACGGCTCCGCCACGTCGGCCTGCTGGGGGCCATGCCCCCGGCGGTGCAGGGCCTGGCGGACTTCCGGGCCTTTGCCGACGGGGCGGAGGAGGCGGAAGGCGAATACAGCGAAGACGTGGAGGTCGACATGGACAAGGTCAAGGAACTGGAGGCCAAGCTGGCCGAAGCCCAGGCCGAGCTTGAGCGGTTGCGCTCGGCGAACGGCCAGGACGCGGCCACGGCCAAGGATGGCGAGATCGCCCAGCTCAAGGCTGAACTGGCCAAAACAAAAGAGGCCCAGGCCGCCAAGGAGGCCGAGTTCGCCGAGACGCAGCGCACGGCGCGGCGCAAGGAGCTGACGGACAAGGTGGATGGCCTGGTGGCGGCTGGCAAGGCCCTCCCGGCGCAGAAGGGCGCGATTCTGGCCTTTACCGAACGCCTGGACGGTGGCGGCGAGCTGGAGTTCAGCGAAGGCGCGGGCAAGAAGCCGCTGGTGCAGCACTTCTTTGATTTCCTGGGCCAGGCCCTGCCCGACACCGGGCTGGCGCAGGATTACTCCGAGGCGGCCAGGGCCGGAGCCGGGCGGCCCGCCGTGCCTGTGGATTACTCGAAAATCAGCAACAAAACCTAGGAGGGCGGCATGAGCGACGCCAAGATCGGCACCATTGTCATCAACGAGGAATCGGCACGTGGCGCAGGGCATCCGCCCGTCATCGTCACGCGCGCGGTCAAACCCGCGCAGGGCGTGCTGCCTGCGGGCCTGCTGCTGCAGCACAGCCCCAGCGGCCTCATTGCCTGGGACCCGGCCCAGGATGGCGGCCCGGCCGCCGTGGCTGGCGTGCTGGACGTGGCCTGCGACACCGCGACCCAGGCGTCCTGCCTGTCTATCATTCACGGCTCGGTGCGGCTGCCCTGCCTCAAGGTCGGGGTCGTGGCCCAGACCGCGCCCGACGAAACCGCCCAGGCGGCCCTGCTGACCGTCGGGCTCTACCCCGAATAAGGAGCGCTTCATGGATCTCAGAAGCATGTTTTCCTTCCAGGCCCAGGTTCGCCGCCTGACGAGCCTGCCGGAGCTTTCCACCGTGGTCATGGACGAGGTGTTCAAGGATCGCCCCCAGCACGCCATGGCCGTGGTCGCAGCCCAGGACATCAAGCGCAGGGTCCGCACCATGCCGGTCATCCGGCGCGGCGCGCCCTCCCTGGCCATGCCCACCGAGGGCTCGTCCATCTCGTCTTACGAGCCCCTGCCCATCGCCATCAACGACACCGTGACCCCCACGGAGATCAACAACCTCAAGCTCATCGGCGAGCAGGGGCTGGAGGCCTGGGCCACCCAGAAGACCGACTCCCTGCGCCGCACCGTGCGTCAGACCACCGAGGGCATCGCGGCCCAGGCGTTGAACGGCAAGGTCTCCTGGCCCATCCAGCTCTCCGGCGGCGGGCACGATGTGTACGAGGTCACCTGGGGCACCCCGGTGGCCGTGGTTGCACCCAAGAAGTGGGACGCCGCCGGGGCCAGCCTGGCCGACGTGGTCAAGACCCTGACCTCCATGCGGAAGTCCCTGCGCCGCAAGGGCTTCGGCGGCGGGGCCATCAAGTACTGGGCGGGCGAGGACGCCTTTGACGCCCTGGTGCGCCTGGCCGAGGTCTACGAGGGCGACGCCATTCGCCTCGAAATCAAGGACGGCTCCCTGCTGGTGGGCGCGGCGGAGATCATCCTGCGCGCCGAGGAATACCCCGATCCGGTCAACCAGACCCAGTGGAACCCGGTGCAGGTCAGCACGCAGCTGCGCGCCATCGACCCGCAGGGCGGACACCTGATGCCTTACTGCGCCCTGGATGACTTTGACGCCAAGCTGGCCCCGCTGCCGCTGTTCATCAAGCCCATCAAGCAGGACGACCCCAGCGGCTACAAACTGGTGGCCCAGAGCAAGCCCTTCCCGGTGCCCAATATGGACGCCGTGGCCGTGTGCTCCGTGGCGGGCTAGGAGCGCCGTTTCGCCCCTGCGCGGGCCGACCCCCGCGCAGGGGGTTCGACCTAGGTAAATACCCGGTCGAAACTAGGTTTAATCCGGTTCAAAAACACGAGGTTCTCCATGCCCGGCTATTGCACCGCAGACGACCTCTCCAAGCATGTGCTCCAGGCCTACCTGGACAAGCTGGAGGCGCTCAAGCCCGGCCTCATCGCCGGGCACGTCGAGGGCGTGACGCGGGAGATCGACGACCGCCTGCGGGCGCGCTTCGTGGTGCCGCTGGCCAGTCCGCCGGAGACCATCAAGCGCATTTGCGCCGTGTTGGCCGCTTTTCGCGTGGTGGGGGCCATCACCTCGGTCATGCGGACCGAGGCCGCGAGCGACAACAGCTGGCTGCCTTTGCAGACCCTGCACAAGCAGGCCCTCAAGGAGCTGGAGGCCATCACCACGGGCGACCTGGACCTTGGCCTGGATCTGCTGGGGGTCGCCCCGGCGGACCAGGATTGCGGGCTCACCGCCGTGTCCAGCGCGCCCCTGTTCCCGGAATCGCTGTGGCGGGGGAGGTTTTAGGCATGGCCGGGGCATCCGTCACCATGGACATGCGCGGGCTCTTGAGCGCGCTGGACGAGGGGCTGCGCCACATGGGCGGCACGGACGAACTGACCGCCGCCATCGGTGAGCAGCTGGTCAGCTCCACCATTGAGCGCTTCGAGAACGGCAAGGGGCCGGAGGGCGAAGCCTGGAAGCCGTCCCGGCGGGCCGAGGCCAAGGGCGGACAGACGCTCTTGGACAAGGGCCGGTTGCGTAGCTCCATCGTGTACGAGGCCACACCCCAGCGCGTGGTCGTCGGCACCAACGTGGTCTACGGGGCCATCCACCAGTTCGGCGGCCAGGCCGGGCGCGGCCGCAAGGTGCGTCTCCCGGCGCGCCCCTACCTAGGCATCAGCGAGGAGGATATCGCGGAGGCCCGCGCCACTATGACGGACTTCGTGGCCGCTGGATTCAAAATTTAGGCAGGCAAAATGAGAACGGTCGCCCTGAACCTTATCCGCGCGGCGGCGGAAACCTGCGGCCTTCCCCTGTCCAAGGTCGTGGAGCGGACCGAGGACACGGCCGCCGAGGACGTGCTCTTGGGCCGCCCGCGCCTAGAGCTGAGCTGGCAGCCTGCGGAGTTCACACGGCTGCGCCAGCGCCTGGCGCGCGTCCGGTCGGGCAGCGTGACCCACGGCAGGGTGCGCTGGGCCGTGTACGCCGTGACCCTGCCCGTGCGCTGCGAGGTGCTGGCCGAGGACGAGGCCTGGATTGAGGAGTTCTGTCGCCGCTTTCCCCTGGCCCTGCCTGGCCAGACTGCCGACCCGGACGGCAACGCCGTGCGGATCACGGCCCGGCGGGCCGAGCGCGGCGGGTACAGCTACGGCAGCGTGCAGCTGGAGCGCAAGCTCTCCAACGCCCTGTACGTGGATTTTTCGGGGTACGCCTGCGAGGACCGGGACACTCCGTGGATCAGAAGCGTGAGTTTCAACCCAAAATACGAGGTGCATCATGGCCAAGAAGATTGAGGACACGACCGCCAGCGCGGTCGAGGAAACCGGCGGCGCGACCATCCAGGCCCAGGAAGCCGAGGTGGCCAAAGGAGCCGAGGCCAATGCGGAGGCCATGGCGGAAAGCCCGAGCGCCCTTCAGGACGTGGACGAGCTGATCCGCACGCACGGGCTGCCTGCCTGGCAGGGTGCGGCCCTGTGCCGGTTTGCGGGCTGGGCTCCGGGCAAGACCGTCAGCGTGACGGAGTTCGAGACCGCCCTGGCGGGCCTCGCCAAGCGGCCCATGGGCGGCGGGAGGTAGCAGATGGCGGCGAAAAATGACGTGTACGAATTCCTTGTGGACGGCCAGAGCGGGCTGATCCCCGGCGATGTGTCGGGCGCGGCCTTGTTCGTTGGGGTGTGCTCCAAGGGCACGGTGGGCAAGAGCTATCGCCTGGGATCGCAGAGCGACGTGCGCGCGGCCCTGGGGTGCGGCCCTTTGGCTGATTGCGTGGAAGACGCGCTCGGCATGGCCGGGCAGAACGCCGTGCTGGTGGCCGTGCCCGCTGTCGGGTCGAACGGGGGCTACATCTCTCCGGTGACCCGGACCGGGACCGGCCCGGAGGCAACGGCCTCCGGCGTGCCTGGCGGCAATGCCGATGCCGTGCTTGAGATTGTGGCTGCCGGTCTGCCGGGCGTGGCTACGGCCAGGCTGTCCCTGAACGGTGGCGGCGCTTGGGCCGCGCCTGCCGTGGTGCCGTTGAGCGGCCAGGTGACGCTGACTGGCAGCGGCGTGACGCTGGTTCTTCCCGACGATGCCGAGCTGCAAGCGGGCACCAGGTACGCCGTCACGGTCCGCAAGGCGGTGGGGCCTGTGGCTCAGGTGGGCACCGGCCCGGCCATCACCGTGGCCGCGCCCGGCGGCGTCAAGGCCGGGGCGCAGGTGGTGCTCCGCATCACCCGTGCGGGCAAGATCAATGAAGGCCAGTACGAGCTGTCCCTGGACGGCGGCGACCTCTACGCCACGGCGCGCACCTTGCCGCTTTCGGCCTCCATCGCCGTGGGCGACACGGGCGCGGTCATCGCCCTGGAGGCCGCCACGGCCTACGAGTTGGGCACGACCTTTGCCTTCGACCTGCTGCCGCCGGTGCCCACCATCGGCGCGGTCATGGAGGCCCTGGAGATTCCCCTGGCGCGCCTGGACCCGGAATTCGTGCACGTGTGCGGACCCACCGACGCCGTGGATTGGGCGGCCCTGTCCATGCTGGCCCAGGAGCTGTTCAACGCCCACCGGCCCACCTTCATCACCTGCGAGGCCCGGCTGCCTTACGATGGCGAGGACATCGACGCCTGGGCCGACTGGCTGCTTGATGAACGGGCCAAGGGTGCAGCGCCTTTCGTCTCCGTGTGCGCGGCCTACGGCGAGGTGCTGGGACGTAGCGCGGATCGGCGTGAGCGCAACGCGGGCGGGCTTTTGGCCGGGCGCATCATGGCCATACCGGTCATGCGCCACGTGGGCCGCGTGCTCAATGGCCCGGTGACGCCGCTCACCCTGCCGTCCACCTGGTCGGACGCCGTGCAGGTGCCCCTCAAGGCCGCTGGGTTCATCACCGCAACCACCTACGCGGGCCTGGATGGCGTGTACTTCGGCGACGACAAGGTGCTGGCCGAGGACACCAGCGACTACCAGTTCCTCACCGTGGTCCGCGTGGTGTTCAAGGCGCTGCGGCTGCTTCGCATCCAGGCTCTGAAGAGTCTCTTTGACGAGGCGGGCGACCCGGTGCAGGAGGGCGAGGCCCCTGGCCTGGGCTTCCTGGCCAGGAACCTGGAAGCGGCCCTGGAGACCATGACCAAGGCCATCCCTCGCGAGCTGGCCGCCGCCGTTGTGGACATTCCCAGCGGGCAGGACATCGTGAACAACGGCGTGGCCGTCGAGACCACGCTCATCGGCATCCCCATCATCAAGAAAATCAGCTTGTACACGCGCTACGTGTACGCGGGCGGCAGCTTCGACCCGCGCGTGGAGGAGTAAGGCATGGACGCGAAGATCACGGTCAACGGCATTCTGTACGACTGGGAGTGCGTCACGGTGGTCGGCCCCCAGGGCACCTTCATCGGCATTACCGAAATCACCTGGAAATCCAAACAGGAGAAGGAGAACCGCTACGGCAAGGGCGGCGCGCCGCGCGGCGTGGGGCGCAAGAATTATGAGCCTGAAGGCAGCATCACCCTGGACCCGGACGAGTTCGACCGGCTGCGCCTGGCCCTGGGCGGCTCGGTGTACCGCAAGGCCTTCGTGCTGGAAGTCAACATGGCCCCGCCGGATGCCGTCGCCTCGGCTGTGACCCTGACTGGCGTCATGGTCAACGACATCGACCAGTCGGCCAAGCAGGGCGAAAGCAAGATCGAAATCAAGTGCTCCTTGCGCGTGGGCATGATCCGCCGCGACGGCGTGGCCGAGTACGAATAACCCCAACCGGGCCACGGCCCGCAGAGTGAGGACAGCATGAGCGAGAACGACAGCGTCATCGAGCACGAGGAAAAGAAATACTACCCCTACACCAGCGAGTTCTCCAACGAGGACGGCGAGGTG